AACTGTGAGCGTAGCTTGACTGTTTGAACACTTTCCAGTAAGTCTGTCATAATTTCGCGCTGATCCTTGCTTAGTGGAGCAAGTAACTCGCTAACTATTTCTTTGCGTTGTGCAGCTTCTACTAATTTCTGCTTTTCAGCTTCTTTAGATTCTGCCAACTGTTTTGCCTTTGCAGCAAATGCTTTAGCTTCTGATAGTTGCTTGTCCTTAACGGCAAGTACTTTTAGAAGTTTAGCAGTTTCTGACTTCTCATTTAAGTATGATGTGCCAAACTCTGCTGCAAATGCTTCAAATATCTTACGACCAAAATCGTTCTGACGTGCTGCATCGATATCTTCCTTGAGTGCGCCAATTTCCTTGGTCAAAGTTTTGGCAACTGTCTCTTGTACTAATGCGGCACTTCTTTCGATAAAGTTTTGTTTAACCTTAGCGAAGTGTGTCTTAGCTTCACGTACTAAACGTACTTTTGTTTCAGCTAAATCTTTCTTATCTTCATAAAACTCTGCGATTTCAGATGATAGTGCTTCTACTACAAACTCTTCTAGCTTGGCGTACTGTGACTCCATTGCTATCTTGTCTGTGCGAAGTTCTTGGATCTCACGTTGTAGTTGTTCAACTACGAAATTGCGTAGTAGACCTGCATTCTCACGCATAGCAACAGCATATTTTGCCTTTGCTTCTGCTAGTGACTTACGATCTTCTGCGAATTCTGCGATCTCTTCTGCTAGGCGTTCTGACAATAGTGAGTCAATGGCTTCCACCATTGAATTCTTATCGTGCTCATATTTCTGAGCGAACTCTTCACGAAGTTCAGCAACAGCTTGTTGCTTATTTTCGTTTACCTTGGCATTCCAAGCTGCTTCAATATCTGCTCTGATTTCTTCTGAAATTACATTGTTTTCGAAGAGTGTCTTCAGTGCATCCAACATATTCTTCTCCTAGTTTACTGGAGCTTGTTGATGATATTCATCAACGATTCCTTGAGGTACTTCTGAGCCTTTGCATCGCCTCTAACTTCTTGTGCTATTCTATATGCCTGATACCCGCCACGATTATTCATTAGATGTTCATAAATGGGTGTTGGGTATGCACCGGGTGCGCTAGGTTGAGCTACTACATCCACAGTGATGATTTCAAAGTCGGAAACTTCTCCACTTCCGTCTTCTTTAACATTTCCGCTACCGCGCGATGAGACACCTAGCTTAACTCCGCTTTCAAGCATTGTTTTAACTAGGTTTCCCATCGGTGTTGGTAGGATTTTTAGTTTTCCGTAACCGTTTGGACCATCCATCCACATTTCTGAAATCATGTGGCTAACACGGTCTAGGTTTATATTAAGGCCTTCTGGATGATCGACTTCGCCGAGAACTGAGTAACCGCCGGTGATCTGATCATTGAGAGTCTTGACAGCCCTGCCGATTTCATTTACAGGATACACTCGCTGATTTGCGTTGCGGACTCCGCCTTGAATGCAGATACCCTTCATATAAAGGTTCTTACCTTCGTCGGCGGATTCTACTACGATCCTTGCCTGGTCAAAGCTCAAATTCTCTCGTAAGTTTATCATCTAAACTTCCTTATTACTTGCTGCCAATAGTTGACTTCTTATTGTCAGCTTGTTCGCCAGCGCCTTTCTTTTCAGCGCCATGGCCTTTTGACATAGCCTTTAGAGACTTAGCTGCTTTACCGCCTGGTACGTTTACGTTACCTGCGTTGTCTTCCTTTTCAGTGCCCTTAAATAGGCTGCTGCCCTTTAGCTGTCCCTTGTTAGCTTCAACAGGAGACTTTTCAGTGCCAGCTTGATTTAGGTTCTTTGCAGTGCCGCCCATGTCGTTCTTGCTAGCAACAATTGACTTAGTGTTTGCACCGTCGTCACCCATCGTAGCAGTAACTTTTTCTACGTATTCACGCATCTGTTCAGCTGATGACTTCTTTTCAGCTTTTTTATCAGCCTTCTTGTCATCCTTCTTCTCTTTAGCTTCGCCAAAGTTAAAGGCTTCTTTTTCTTCGTCGCCTTCGTCTTCTTCGCCCTCGTCACCTTTTTCGTCACCGCCCATATCCATGTCGCCGTGCTCTTCTTCGCCTTCTTCGCCAGCCATTAGCTTTTCGAATTCAGCTTTTAGTTCATCAAGGGCATCTTCTAGATCTTCAACGCGATCTTCTACATCGCCTTCAGGACCTTCTTCACCTTCTTCGTCACCGCCCATTTCAATGTCACCCATCATATCATCAGCTGGGTCACCGCCCATAGCGGCCATTGGGTCAGCTTCTACTTCAAACTCGTCTAAGTTAAAATCTTCATTAGTTTCTTCGTCAGCGTCCTCATCTGAAGCTTCGTCTACTTTATCTTCGTCTTCTTCTTCGTCTTTTGAGGCTTCGTCTACTTCTTCGTCGTCTGATGTTTCTTCAATGTCTTCATCATCTTCTAGTAGACTTTCATAAATGTCACGTGACTTTTCCACTACTAATTCGTGGAATATTGCTTCTGCGCCTTCCTTATCTTCATTGATAAGACGCTCTAGCATTTCTTCAAATTTCTTACGATCGGCCATTTGTTTCTCCTATAAATGTGTAATACCATGCGAAATGGTAAGGCTGTCATTTTTATTTAGTTGGATTGGGGAAATATGCGTAGAAATAGACTCAAAACGACTCGTTTTGAATCTTAACAGCAAATTCTGTGAATTTCTTATTAAATTCACCTACTGTCATATGCTCAAGATTAGATAAACCTTGCAGCTCTCGAGGTACAATATTGTGTTCCTCTATTACTCTTATATATCTTTTTTTATGATTTTTCTGTATCGTAGTAACAGTTTGTTTGAGCCAATTTCCGTAATAAGTGGCCCTTTCATCTTGTCTTTTATAATTTTTTGTGCCTGCATAAAGATTATTAACCTGCTGCTGATCTTCACCAATGCCGGCATAATCAAAGCCTAGAATATATATTTCGTCGTTGTTATGTTCTGAAGCCATCCATAGTGCTGTTGGACCACTGCTCCAACCCTTAGATGGTTCAAAAAAGTTTAAACCTGTCATTTTTTGATAGGCTTTGTTTGAGTTTGTCCAAACAGGAACTTTGTTTTGATACCCTGCTTCATTAAGCTCTAGTATCATTTTTACGTCAACTGCTATTAGATAATCTGGATCAAAATCTCTGTATAGAGCATTGCAACCGTAGATTTTACCTTGATTTTTTAAAGGTTCTAGGGGTATAGATTTACGACTTATACCATTACCGATAACAAAAGCTCTATTCAATTATGCGCCTCCGCCAGCTGCTGAATTGGCTGCTATGCCATACATTTGTTTAATAAAGTCAAGCTCTGTTTGCTTGTCTTTTTTATGTAGTTCAGAAGCTTTGCGGATGCGATTAATTTGAGCTAGAGATAGTCGTGTCTTGCGTGTATCGTCAAAGTCAATAGGACTTTCGTCGTGTTCAGGCTCGTAGCGATTGTCTTCTACGGGCTCAACAGTTTCTTTATCAAAATAAAATAATTCACGCAGTATCATAGTACAGTATTTATTCTATTTAGGCTGTAGGAGCGGCTGCGGGTGCTGCTGGTGCGCCTCCGGCAGTTTCAGGTGCCATACCTTCTGCACCTGCTTCTGGTTCTGCACCTGCTTCTGGTGCTGTATCTTCCATACCACCTGCATCAGCACTAATACCTGCAGAACTAATTCCTGCGCTTCTCATTTCAGCACTAGCATCTGTTGGTAGTGTAAGATTTTCTTCGTTCTCTTCTTTCCATAGACGCTCGTTTTCTGCTATCTCTTCGTCTGTGATTCCTAAGAATCGTTTTAGAGCAAAGCGATTTGAAATATATGGAATCTGTGCCATCTGTGTATAAGTTGGTACACGAGCATTATCAATTTCTGATTGGCGATATGCAGCAAAGTTCTGAGGTGGTTGGAATCTAAGATCAAACATATTAGTGTCAACATTAACACCTTTTTCTAATAGATATCTCTTAAATTCTGTATCAAATGCTTCTGTTACTAGACCTTGCAAGCGTTCGCAATAGGTATTAAAACGTAGTTCTTGAATGTATGCAGTACCAACTCTACCGTCATTATACTGTGCTGCTGAATCATCTGCACCAGTTGGTAGGTAACTAGAAGGAATTCTTAAACCTCTAACCAACTTGTTAGTAAAGTAGCGTAAGTCGTCAATTTCACCTAGGTTAGTACCGCCTGGCAGTGTTTCAACCTTAGAACCACGACCTTCTGCTGTTTGCGGGAAGAAGTAATCTTCGTTAATACTTAAAGGATTATAAGCTGAATCAATTACATTATTACCACCCCCTGTTGAGGATGGAATGCGTCTTTGGTGTATTTCTGTTTTTACTCGTTCAACAAATTGCATAGCTAAGTGGCTAGGCATATTGCCAACATCAACGTAAAAAACGCGGCGTTCAGGAGCTCGCTGCACACGGTAGATAATGATGGCATCTTCTAACAGTTCCTTCTGTTTGTATACTTTGAAAATAGTTTCAAGTAGACTGTTGCCAAATGGATAGTTGTTGTCTAATCCTTCTGATAGACTTAGATGCACAACATGTTTGGCATCGATAGTAATTTCATTTTGATCGTTTTGAAAACGTGTGCCTGTACTCTGTGAACTAGAATTTCCAACCATGCCACGTACACCACCGGTAAGGTAACCATTGCCACCGCCGGTGATATTGCCGTTAGTTTGATAAGGAGTTGTAGCTACTCCTTCAGCAAAATTTAAATTAAAGTTACGAACAACATACTGTTCAGGAACTTTTCCTTCTGACTCGTTTACAATTATTTTGCTTACGTTTGCAGGATCAACATGAAACCAACGCTTAGTTTCAGGATCTCTTACAAAGAATTGATCTCCGTACTTGAATACATTACGGAAAACCCTAAACATCTTAGTTTCAAAATCTTGTAGCTTGCACCATTGTTGTAGATATTTTTGAATAACAGTGATTTCACTGTTGGTAGCATCTGTCTTATATTCTATAATAAACGGTGTGTTATTCTGTTTGTTTTTCTGTGTGCAGAATTCCGCAAGAATGTCTAGCGCAGCATTAACTTCTGAATCAAGATCCATTACATTGTATTGACCATAACGCTCTACTCTGTTTGGACTGCCTGTATAAACATCGGGAAGGAAAGAACTGTAGTTGGTTCTCGCAGGTCCCGGTGTACCTCCAAACTTTCTTCCACTCAGAGGAGAGTAGCTAGCATTTGGATTATCACCTGTTCTTACCGGAGTAAAATATTTCTTCCAACTCATTTATATTTCCTTAAAATGCTGATACATCTCTGCTTGCAACATCTGCACCAACACCACGTTTGGTATTCTTTTCAATCTTGTCGTTAATCTCTTTAGTCTGTTGCAATACTTCGATTACTTTCATCAGCGTATCGTTTAATTGTCCTGTATTTCCTGCACCTGCACTTGTATTTACACTAATACTCTTTAATATGTCGCCAGCATTGGCTTTGGCATCACCCATTCCAAAAAGGCCGCCTCTGTTCTCATTAGCCAGTTCTTTATTAAGGTCCGCTAGTACTTTGGTTAGATCTTTAAGTGCTGTATTATATGATACAATTTTAGTTGCATCAAGAGAATTAAGAGAAGTCAATGTTGTTTGTAGATTTTGTACATTGGCAATGGCTTGTAGTCCTGATGCAGTCTGTTGCAGGGTTCCTTGAGCTCCTATAGCCCCAAGTCTAGCAAGATTAGCAACTGCATCTGTTGGTATTGAAATGTTAGCAGTACCTTGTCCGCCGCTTTTAAACGCATCTAATGCATTACCGAATGCTGCAAGTGCTTCTGCATTTAATTTTATTTTTGGTG